CGGGTCTTCTCCTCCTACGAGAACCTACTCGACCATTGCTGCCACGCCTGGAACAAGCTCATCGATCAGCCGTGGACCATTATGTCAATCGGTATGCGCGAATGGGCGCATGGGTTCTGATCAGTGAGACTTGGTATTAGGGGTCCGAAAGTCCGCATCAAGGCTGCATGAGTCTTAACCATCTGTAAAATCACAATTTTTCCAACCGAAAGAGGGCTTTCCAACTTTCGGATATATCGAAATCACGATAGCGGAGCGGCCGGACTAGCGAATCGAGATCAAAATACTGCACACTGTGTGCCGCACACAGAATACAGATTCTCGCCGCAGGAGTTACGAATGTTCACGCTTAGGCAGACAGCGGAAATGATTGGAAGCCTGGACAAGCTCACCGATAAAGGAGTTGACAGCCTGCATCAGCGTTTTCGGGGTTGGTATCAGCGTGGATTGATCACACCGTCTGAAGACGAGCTGGAACGGAACAAGGCTGTACATATCGATCTTTCCGGGCTTTGCGCCACTCGGATATTGTCGATTTTGGCTGATCTTGGTTTCGACGCGTGGCTGCTGCGAAGCGCCCTGCGTGGGATGCGTCCCCCGGCCGATAGGGCCGAATGGACCCGGAGCGCTGCTGGCACTCGTCGAACAAAGCCGCTCTGGGATGACCCAGAGGTCGAAGCGCGTCACATCGACAACGTGATCCCTTCGATTCTGTCCGGTGTCGCTTGGACCTTCGAAATCTCCCTGCTTCGAGCGGGTCGAGGTGATCTGGTGATGCCGTGCCATTTTCGAAGAGTCGATGAGGCGGGACTCACCAATCCCGAGCAGGCAGAAATTCGAAGGTTTCATGCTTCGCAGGGGGTAACACCCCAAGCATACGTTACGTTGCCGGCATCTGATCTCCTGTCACCGCTTCTCAGTTTGGAGATCTGACGCATGAACGCCTCCCATCTCGACGCGCGCGACTTCTTCTCCGTTGAAGCGTGTGCCGCGGTGGACCCCGCCACCCATCCGGCGTGGGTGGCGGGGAACCGATCTGAGGATGCCGCCCGATGATCCGTCAGACCGCCAAATGGCTTCGCATCGCCTTCGGCCTGAGCCGCCAGCAAGCAAGGCTTGAAGCCCGCCGCTTCGAAGGCGCGGGCGGCGGGCGACGCTTCGCTGGCCGCCCGTCCCATGGTCCCGAGAATGCCGAGATCCTGGCCGCCCTGAGCACTCTCCGGGGCCGCGCGGGTTACTTCGCGGCGAATAACGCCTGGGTCGCGAATGGCGTTTCTGCGTGGGTCTCTGCCCTCGTTGGCGCCGAAATTCGAGCCGCTTCCGGACATCCCGATCCCGAAGTCCGCAAGGTGATTCAGCGACTCTTCGAAGCCTGGAAGGCGCAGGCCGACGCCGATGGGCTGCATAGCTTCCCGTCCCTTCTGGCCGTCGCAGTCCGCCAGATGATCATTGCCGGCGAGTGCTTCGCCCTGCTGATCACAACCCCTGCCGGCCTTCGGATTCGATTGATCGACCCCGACCTGGTGGACGTGTCTGACACCCGGGAGTTGGGCGGCGGCCGTCGGATCGTGGCCGGCATTGAGTTCGATGCGGACGGCACGAGGGTTGCCTATCATGTGCTTCGCCGCCGCCCCACCGATCGCTTCGCCTCCAGCTACGGGGAGCGGGAGCGAATTCCGGCGGCCGATGTGATTCACCTGTTCAACCCGATCGCACCCGGTCAGGTGCGCGGCCTAACGTGGCTCGCCTCCATCCTGTTGCGCCTGAGTGAATTGGACAAGCTGGAAGACGCGCAGCTCCTTCGTCAGCAAATCGCGGCCATGTTCGCTGTCTTCTTCACGGACACGAACGGCACCGCGACGTACAACCCCTTCGAAGGTCTCCAAACCGGATCGGTGCTCGACTCCGGCCTTGAACCTGGCACAGCAAAGTTTGTGCCCTCCGGCTGGGATGTGAAGACCGCAACCCCGATCGAGGGGCAACAGTCGGTCGAATATATCCGGCTTCAGTTGCGCGCGATCGCCGCTGGACTCGGCGTGCCGGAGCACCTGCTGACGGGTGATCTGTCACAGGTGAATTATTCGAGCATCCGCGCGGCTCTTGTGGAGTTCCGCCGCCGCGTGGACGCGATTCAATACAACGTCGTGATTCACCAATTCTGCCGCCCGATCTGGGAACGGTTCATCACGCTAGCGGTTCTGTCCGGTGATCTGATCGCGCCGGACTTCGAATCACGCATGGCGGACTACCTAGCCGTCGAATTTTATCCGCCCGCCGCGGAATGGGTCGACCCATTGAAGGATGCCCAGGCCGAAGCCCTGGCCGTCGCGAGCGGCTTCAAGTCGCGCCGCCAAGTCGTGGCGGAGCGCGGGTACTCCGTGGAAGACCTTGACGCGGAAATCGCCGCCGATCGCGCCCGCGAAATCTCCCTCAATCTGTCCTTCGCTGGGGGCACCGCGGCCCCGAAAGGAGACCCCAATGCTTGAGTTGCCATCTTCCGTCCCCAATTGGGACGGGCATCTGGTCGGATCCGATCCCGAGGCCGTCGACGCAGCGGCCGCCCGTCTCCGCGCGTTCCTGGCCGCCGCTGCCGCTTTGACCCGCAAGGATCTGGCCGCCCTGACCGGCCAGCAATTCCGGGACCTGGCCTTCGCGATTCAGTCGAAGCGGGCGGACTGGGATTCCGAACTCGGTTGGCGGCCGAAGATTCGAAATATCCGACGCGCGGCGTTCTGGCCGTCTCAGGCGCCCAACTGGCCGCCGGTCGCGAGGCGCGGGTCATGATCGAACCCATGCCGCGGGATCAGTTTCTGACCGCGTTAAACCTTCTGACGGGTGGCAGCCTGGCCGATAGTACGGACCAGACCGTTGCGAATTGGATGGTAGTTTCCGCGTTCATCCACGCGATGGCTTTCGAGGAAGCCGCCCGCCGCGGATGGTGCGGCGTGTCGGATACCGGCAAGCCGATAGTGATCTATCCCGCCTGGCCAGAAGGAATCGCTAAGCCGGAAATCGTGACCGCAGAGGATACCGCGCATGTCTGAAGCAATTGAGTTGCTGACACGTCGCGCGTCCTTCGCACCGTCGACGCTCGACCGCGAAGCCGGGACCGTTCAAGTCGTGCTGACGACCGGCGCTCACGTCGCGCGTCATGGCTACGTGGAAGCCCTCGCGATCGGCAAGGACTCCGTGACGCTGGCGAAGAATGTGCCAGTCCTGGACTCCCACAAGCAGGGCAGTATCAACGATATCCTTGGGCACGTGGTGAGCGTTCGCCACGAGGCCGGACGCATCGTTGCAACGCTGAAGATTACGTCCGATGCCGCGCTGAATCTCATTGAGAGCGGCGCCCTGACGGGCGTTTCAATCGGGTATCGAGTCCTCGAATGGCAGGATGGCAAGGACCCTGCAACAGGGAAGCCGCGCCGCACGGCAACCCGGTACGAGATTCTTGAAGTGAGCCTTGTTCCGGTGCCGGCCGATCCCGGCGCAACAGTGCGGAGTGCACCCATGACCAATACGACCACCACAACCACCACGGCGCCCCCGCCGGACACCGCAACCCGTGCGGCGGTGAATCGCGAAATACGTGACTTGGCAAGGAATGCCCGTCTTCCGGCGGAATTCGCCGATGGCATGATCGATCGCAATGCCACGATCGATCAGACCCGCGCCGCGGCGATCGAAGAGCTGGTGAAGCGGAGCAACGGCGCCGCGCAGATTCAGACGCAGCGCGTTGAAGTCGGCTTCAGCCACGATGACCCCACCGTGCAGGTGGAGCGGATGGCCGAAGCCCTGGCCTGCCGTGCGATGGGTGGCAAGCCCAGCGAAGCCGCCAGGCCGTTTATGAACCATCGCCTGGAAGGGCTGGCCCGAATCTGCCTCGAAATGCGCGGTCAGCGGGTCCGGTCTCTCTCGTGCGAAGAAGTTTTCGCCCGCGCGATGCATACCACGTCCGACTTCCCGGAGCTGCTGAACGGCACCGGCAACCGGGTGGCGATGTCTGCTTACGAGGCTGCGCCGAATCCACTGAAGTCGCTTGCCCGCCAGTCCAACGTCAATGACTTCCGGGCGAAGACGATGCTTCGCATCGGCGAGATGGGTGGCCTGGAGAAGGTAGGGGAACACGGCGAGGTCAAGAGCGTGACCCGCGCCGAGAACAAGGAGTCCTATTCGCTGGACACCTACGCGGCCATGTTCTCCCTGAGCCGCAAGGCGATGATCAACGATGATCTAGGCGCCTTCACGGACTTCGCGCAGGTGGCCGGCCGGGCGGCGGCGGAGAAGGAAGCAAGCCTGCTGTTGACCCTGCTGACGCAATCCAGCGGCGCCGGCCCGGTGATGGGTGATGGTGTCCGGCTGTTCCATAGCTCGCACGGCAACCTGGCCGGGAGCGGCGCGGTGATCTCTGTCACGACCCTGAGCGCCGCACGGCTCGCCATGCGGGACCAGAAGGGGCTGGATGGCCGAACACCCATCAACGCTACGCCGAAGTTCCTTGTAGTCCCTTCGTCCAAGGAGACCACGGCGGAACAGGTGCTTGCAGGCCTGTATGCGGGGACCGTGGCGGACGTGAATCCGTTCTCCGGTCGCCTGACCTTGCTGGTAGAGCCGCGCCTGACGGGCAACGGCTGGTACGTGTTCGCCGACCCGGCTTCGCTGCCCGTGCTGGAGTACGCGTATCTGTCCTCCGCGCAGGGGCCGCAGATGTCCGCCCGCGAAGGGTGGGACACGCTGGGCATGGAATTCCGGGTCATCCTCGACTTCGGTTGCGGCGCGATTGATCATCGCGGCGCGTATCGTAACCCGGGCGCCTGATCCCATGGCGCTGTCCCTGACCGATCTGCAGCGCTGGCGTGATGGACTCGTGGCCGCCCGAATCAAGGGTGTC